CTACAAAGTATCCATTTAAATTTACTCAAATATATTTACAAGAAGACTTTCTAACAGAAGAAGAATGTAAAGTCTTAATGGAAGAAGCAGATGAAAACTTACATCCATCTGCAGTTGCAAACCCAGAGGATAGAGTCATTGTTTCTGACTACAGAACATCTAGTAGTGCAGATCTAGATCGAACTAATTCAAAGATTGCAGTTGATATTGATTTAAAAATTTCTCGTTATCTTTGTATGGATCCTTTTGTTGGAGAAGGATTGCAAATTCAAAAGTATGAGCCAGGTGAATACTATAAAGAGCATCACGATTACTTTGATTTTTTTACTAAAGAATATAAAACTTATACCGAATGGATGGGTCAACGCACCTGGACTTTTATGGTGTATTTAAATGATGTAGAAGAAGGTGGTGAAACTTTCTTTAAACATTTAAACTTAAAAGTCAAGCCAAAACAAGGTTTAGCAATCTTCTGGAATAACCTTTGGCCTTTTGGCTGGCCAAATTATAAAACACTTCATGAAGCACTACCACCAGTTAGTGGTCAAAAATACATCATTACAAAGTGGTTTAGAAGTTGGCCATTAATCTGACAAGTATTAATTATCAGTGATGGTCAAATTTGATTTAAGTAACCACTGTTGTTTTTTATTTGCACGTCCACGTTCAACAGCAAGATCCATTGTTAGATCATCACCAATTCTCTCGGACTCTTCTGCAAGAGTAGCAAAGCTATCAGCAAGCACATCATAGTTATGAGCTAAAGTTGAAAGCATTCCTTCTTGATCAAAACAATCATCAGGAAGTGACATCATGATGGACTTGTTTAAGTCTTCTACACTGGTCGGAGTTTTGATATTAAGAGAACGAATATGTTCTGCAATTACATCAAGACCTTCTTGCATTTCTTCATAAAGATCTTGAGTAAGTTTATGAATAGTGTAAAACTTACTGCCCATAACATTCCAATGGACAATATAAGTTTGATTAAGAAGATAAGAAGTATCTCTTAATGATTGAACCAGAGCACAGTAGCAAGACTGTCTCATTTCAGGAGTTACTTTTGCCATTGAAATTACCAGTTGTAGTTACAGGCCCACCAGCCAGCTGTTAGTTTATCTTTCTTTTTGTCGCACTGGTGACGTGCTTTAAAGTTAGCACGCCTCTTAGGATCTTTATGTTGTAGGTAGTCTTCCATACCTCTCAAACCAAAACGAACAATTTTCTCTTGTCCATTATCACAAGCTTTGACAATGTACTTTTGTTTGGCACCTTTAGGAGCACGCTGAGGTTTATTGCATTTCATCTGCTCTTTACGAGCAGTTGCTTTAGCTTTTGCTTTCTTACGGTCAGCCATTACATGTAATTATTAACGCGACCAGGGGAAGCAATGTCGTTACGTTCTTTTCCTCTTAAAGCTTGATCACCCTCTGCAACTTCACGTTCAGCACGTAAGTCATTGATAATATCTTCTGCATACTGACCTAGAAAAACTTTACCTTTATTAGATTCAGTTTGCAATCCATCCGATTGATACATCATGACAGAGGTAAGGAATAGCTTTTGTTTCGTTAGAAGTAAGATTCAAAGCAAGTGTATTCTGCTCAATCCATTGTTTTATTTTACTTGCCCTTTCCTCTGAGTAATGAGGATGAGTCTCATTGTAGTAATCAAAAACTAAACGAGAACCTTTATTTGCATTGCACCTTGTGCAACAAGCTCCCATGTTATTTCTTGTAGATTTTCCGCCTTTAAACTTAGGTTTAATGTGATCAATTGTTGCTGTGTCTTTAGACAGATAAGAGTCGCAGTACATGCATTTCCAATGCCAGGCTTCAAAGATGCTTTCTCTAAACTTCTTTCTGGCAAGCTTTGGACTTAGAACAATTAAGTTCTGTAAAAACTCATTCTCTGTCTGGAACATGGCATACATGCTTCCTAACACAAAGGTAATGTGCAGAGACCTTCCTTTTTTGCTATGCTTCAGGGGTAGGGAGTGTGATGGAATTGGTAGACATTGCAGACTTAAAATCTGTTGGTCAGTAATGACCGTGCGGGTTCAAGTCCCGCCGCTCCTATAAAGAACTTAAGTTAATTAAGATGCCTTTATTTACTAGCTTTCCTGATCCAATTTATATTGAAGACTTAGAGCCTTCAGAAGAAGTGTTTAATAGAATGCTTAATTACTTAAAAAAATTTGAAGATAAAAATAAAGAACAATTAAAAGATGAAGAGAAGAAAAACATTACAGGAGATGTTTGTAATGATTTACTTCTCCATCAATCTTATGAATTTGATTGGCTAAATAAAGAAATTGCAAGAGTTACTAAGACATATTTAGAAAAGATAGGTGTTGACTTATCAAGAATAGAACTTTATGCACAGAAGTCATGGCCGGTTATCTGTAATAAATCTGGTGGGTATATCCCTACTCATTGTCATAGAAATTCAATCTTAAGTTGTGTTTATTATCTAAACGGTGTTACAAACAACACTGGATACTTAAGGTTTGAACCAGAGACTTGTCTTAAACAACTTCCAATTGTTTTTAATGATACAAATTGGAACTATAAAGAATTTGATTTAGTGCCAATCAAAAATCGTCTTGTAATTTTTCCTTCTAGTATGCCTCATTCTGTAACAGAATATCATGGAGAAGAACCACGTTTCTCCGTATCATATGACCTTCTTGTTACTGGTAAAGAAAATTTAACGCCAGGGGATTACGAACACTTTGTAATGCATCCAAATCTTTGGAAAACCTTATAAAAGTTTAGAACATATAATAAGTTCAACTTTATCTTTCTTTAAAAAGATGATAAGAATGAACTTGCAAGCATTTAATTACTGGTTTGTTGTTCTTGTCTTCTTTGCATTATTCCCTACTGATGCTGTACTTATAAGTCATTACTTCTGGCTTCAGCTTAAGATTACAGCTTTAGATTGCTATATGTTTACCCGTAGTTACTTACTTTATAGAAGCTTGCGTCGCAGTGGTATTGATATTCCATTTCGTTATGTCTCAATCAGAAGAAGGAAACCACTGTAGCCTGTAGGCTACACATGCGGATGTAGCTCAGTGGATAGAGCAACTGCCTTCTAAGCAGTCGGTCATCAGTTCAAGTCTGATCATCCGTGTTGCTCCCTTAGCAATCTGGTGAATGCACCGAACTCATAATTCGGCTAAGGTGGGTTCGATCCCCTCAGGGAGCATCGGGAATTAGCTCAGTTTGGTAGAGCGCCGTCTTTGGGAGGCGGATGCCACAGGTTCAAATCCTGTATTCCCGATTTATGCAAATCTTTTTATTTTAAAATAATATTATCAACTATTTTAAAATAATCTTGAATAGTAAAGATGTTTTGAATTTAGAACTAATTGGTTTAATTTTAGGATTAGCTGTTCAAGCAGGTGTTGCAGTTTGGTGGGCGAGTGGTGTTAACTCAACACTGAATCATCTTGAACATGAAGTTACAAAAATGAATATGAATGTTGATCAAAATACAGAGTTTAGAATTTTATGGCCACGTGGTGAAATGGGTGCTTTGCCTGATGACGTAAAGCAAGACTCTGCCATTGAAATTTTAAAGAGTGAAGTTTCTCGTCTAAGAGAACGCAGTGAAAACAAATGCAAACTTTAAACAATATGCTAGTCTTTACTAGCGCCAACTTAGCTCAGCGGTAGAGCAATGCTTTTGTAAAGCATCGGTCAACGGTTCAAATCCGTTAGTTGGCTTCTGATTGTTGTTCTCTTTCGATCTTATCTTCTACTTCTTCTAAGATTTTAAGAGCATAATAATGAAAACGTTCAGTAATCCAACGTAGATCTTCTTCTTCAATATCACTAATAATAGCTTCAAGACGCAATTCACGAGAAGGTGTCTTTAAATAATTAGACACCAGTTCTAATGCTTTATAACGCCCTCTCGTAAATTCATTAAACATTAGATACTTCCTGCTACTATATCATCGGTTATGGTGTCTTTTTCTTCTTTTTGTTTTATTTGTTCTTTAATAATATCAATAATTTCAAGAGCACCTTGAACTTTTAAGTAACCTTCTTTTGTACGAATTAAACTATCTTCTGCAAGCTTAATTTGATCAGCTAAGCTAGTCAGCTGATCTTTTAAACTTTTTTCAAGGTCAATGATAATGGTTTCCATGCATCAATTGGAACTAAATGCATCGTACATCAATTATTACTTAAATCGATATACCAACCAGAACCTGGTCCTTCACAGGTCCAACGCTGTTCAATCATTTTAAAACTGTAGTTAAGAGACTGACCATCGGTACTAGAGTACTGACCATTATGATTTTCTAGTTCACCATAAGGATCATGAACAACGAAGTACCCACCTCTAGGAGCTTTGTTGTCTTCGTTATAGCCAATGACACAAATCCAGTGTCCGCCTCCCTGGGGAGCGTAAGAAGGGCCTTTGTGAAGGATTCCAATGGGTACTGGAACACCAGAGGAGATTAAACCTTTTAGTTTGCTTAGTGTTCCATCTTGACGAAAACTTGCATTAAGTCCGAAGTGTTCAAGTGTTTCAACTTGCACTGTGCTACTAGTGGTATCACCATTTTTAAGAACCTGTGAAAGATATTGATCATCTCCAGAAACAGCGTCAGGCTTAAGGTACATCAAAGCCATGGCACAACTGGAGCTAAAACATGTGCGCCACCACTGTGTGTAGTTATCTCTTTGGGATTGATAAGGTACATTAAGAACTTTATAACCTAAGTTATTTTTGCTGTTTTCTTTATTTTCAGCAAGGCCATCCCAGTGTTCATTAAAGATCCACCAAGTTCCTAGATTATAAGGAAGTTCAACAAGGGTATGTTTATCTTCTGACTTAATTATTTTGCAACCTTTATAACAACGTTCTTTAACAACTTTTGATTTCTGATCATTCTTTAACTTAACAGAATCAATTGGTTCTTTTTTAAACCAAGTGTTTTTATTTGTGCAGAGTTCTACAACACGACTATCAAGAGTAAATAGTTTTACTTCTGCTTCTCTACGTCTTGTAAGTCCAGCAAGAGGTCCATTAGCACCTTTATTCCAACGTGGTAATTCTTCTTCTGCAACAGTGTTTGGATCTTCTCCTTTATTAAGACGACGCCTTAAAGAGGATTGTTCTAAAGCACCATCACCACAATTAAAAGTAAAAGAAACTAAAGCATCAAATTGATTTTGAGTAAGATCAATATCAATTAATTCTGATACTGCTTGTTCAAATATTTCAAGGTCATCACGTAAAAGTTTTTCTGCTTCT